CCGGAAGTCAAGATCAAAACGCGATCAAGAATTTTCCTTAGTCCAGGGATGAACGAAGAGGCAGGATAATGGCCAATGGCAACGCCACGGGCCAACGATAAAGGATTTTCGTGCTTGGGTGGCTCTATGAAGCTCATAAACTTCAAAAGCAACCGCCCCAACTTCGGACCAAACGACAGCGAACCATCTCTCATTCTAAACATATGACACGAGCAAAACTCCGCGTCCATTATGGTAGATCTATGGATGTTATCCGCTTTAAACCCCAGTTTCAATAGCAAATCAAAACGAGGCCGTAAAGTTGGGTGATAAACCATTAAATTGTCATCACCTTGCACTAACATGCGTATCGACTGTAGAATTCTCTTAGCTATTCCAAGCAAAGAATCACGCTCTTTTGAGCCTACAGGAAAACGCTCAGCTTCACCACGAACAAAACAATATAAATGCAACAGAGCATTCAACAAAGAATTGAAACAACTAGTGAAAGGGTCACCCGATTTACGAGTGCCCGGGATCTTGTATTTACAGCCATGGGTAGTGAACCCATGCGTACGAACATTGGCATGCATCAGATCGGTAACGGCTTGACCCGCACCCATCCAACCAGCAATCCAACATTCTAAATTAGCAAGTTCCTCATGTATGCTAGCGTCCCAGCTGGAAACATCATTCTCAAAGATGTTCCAACCAGGAACGTTAACATGGTTAGCAGCCTCGGCACCACTAACCCCTGACGTGAAAACAACAGGATCAATTATACTCATACACCTCTTCAGCTCAGCCTGAATGGTCATAAAAGTCGGTCCCACTAAGGACACAAACTCTGGCTGACCACCTTGGATAAGACGCGGTGGCTTCCACGTGTTACCGAGGGGTGTGGTATACATGTTGTTCTCCATTTTAATAAAAGATTTACGAAGGGTCCAGCGATACAACTGGTTACGATCTAACTTAGACCACTCCGTAATTCCTTTCGAATCCAACTTGTCCCGAGCCCTCTGCAAAGCAGCTTTTACAGAGGGGCTGGCATTTGAATTCTGAATATAAGATTGGAAAGAGGCTGGCCAGTGCTTCCTAAATGTCGGTAGCAATGCCTTCAATCCATCTTTTTTCACCCAGTTACAGAATTTCTTCATTTCCTGAGCATCCACAAGTGGGGTAACCTTGAGAGCTCGAAGTGCCAAAGCAGCAGCTTCATTTTGGAAATTAGAAGCATACGTGAACGGAGTGTAATTACCGCCAAAGCGCGGTGATCCACTCCCCCATTTAAATAAGTTGTATTGACTAATCTTGGGTTCTTTAAAATCTGGAACATTACGGAATCCTAAAGATCCGCGGAAAGAACTTCCCAAAGACGTTGGACAGTTTAAGCCGGGCCTGGCATCCGCCATAGCCCAACCAGCTGCCTTAGAGGCTGATGTACCCATAATACCCAAACCCCATTAAAGCCAAAAACAACACGGTCAGACAAATTATGCAACCAAATGTCTGACGAACACGTTTACAGTTCCAGTATTCACCGTCCACGAACCGTTGTAAAGAATGCATCCTCTCACAATCGACAATATTCCAAATGACGAAAGGGGCGAACTGACAGATGAACCTATAAGTATCAACATCCATCCTAACATTAAACAACAACTCACGAACGTGAATTTCGACCAAAGCAAAACCATCCCGGTCATGCTTCAATCTGCTTGCATATGCAACTCCAGCCTCAACGATGACAGTTGGGAGTCGCACTTGTTCCAAACCCACATCCCAGAAAAACCCCAAAAACATACTAGGGTACTGAGCATATAGGCGCTGAAACTTCTCATCTCCCACGCGATAAAAAGCGGGAAGCGAATAGAACTTAGAATTAATGGCAGAC